CACAATCATCTATTTGACTTAAAATATAATCTATTAACTTATTTTCATTCAGGAAGTCATATTCTTGTAAATATTCTTCTTCAAACTCTAAATCAGTAAATAAAACAACTATTTTCATGTTTGTTAATAAATATTTCATAAAGAAATCACAACGAACCATATTATTTTCATCTATAAACAAGCAATTATCTATTATCTGATCGCATAAAATTTTCTTATCTATAAATGACACAAAAGGTTTAACCTCAAAAAGTTTACCATTGTATAAACCTTTATCATTTTTAAGTTCTGAAATTAACATATATGTATACCTCCATTATAATTTATATTTATTATTTAAACTTGCTACATATTAAATTATGAATATCATCTTGAATTCTACCTTCTTTATATAGAATCACCTTTTACTTTTATATTGTTAATCGCCCAAAATCCAATACCAATTGCATCTGCTTCATCCTCTGAAACACCAACCTTATACATCATTTTCACGAATGCTTGAGTATTTTTCTTTTGTTCTTCACGTTTCCGGCCTTTAATTCCACAAAAACTTTTCCAAGCACTAGGTTCAATAATATGAAAACCTATATCTAATTTGAACAATTCAGCCATAAGAATCCCTTGCAATTGACTTAATTGTTTAAATGTGCCATAATTCTGTTGAAATTGAATATCTTCAAATACAATAAAATTTGGTTTAATTTCATCTATTAATTGAATGATTTTTTCTTGCATTTGTTTCATGCGTTCAATAGGGTTCTTCTCTTTTTCATTTACTTGTAATTTTCCATATGTAATTAACTTTTTATTTTCAAATAAGGAATACCCACTTATTTTAGTTGCTTGATCTAAACATAAAATTTTGATAATAAATCACTCCAATATAAAAGTCTATAAATACACAAAAAAATAAACGCCTATTTATAGGCATTGTTAGAGTTAAATATTTGAATAAAATCGAGGTTTTGTGATGATTGGTTTGATTAAATAAATGATTAATTAAATGATGGTTTGATTAATGATTGATTTGATTAGTTAGGTGATAATTGAAATGTTAATAGGGTAGGGTAGATACTGTAGGAATGCATCTACCCATATAATTATTTTTGTGGAATAATTTTGTCAAATGTTTTTATTGTTTCTTTTATTGTTTCCTTTTCTTTTTCATCGGAAAAATCCACATCATCCCAATTGTAATCTTTGGGTGAGAAAAGCATTTTAATATACCAGATATCTGAGTCTTTGACGTGTTCCATATAATTCCCATCTGTAAAATAAAAACCCTTTTTATCTTTACCTATGGTGTAGATTCTATCCATATAAAGACCAGGGGGTGGTGCGGCGGCACAAGTATAGGTTAATTTAACTTCATTGTATTTAATCATTTTGAAATCACCTTCTTTTAAGTTATAGGAGATTATGTAAAGACATAACCTCCTATAAAAACTATAATTAAACTTCTACATAATGCATCATATCACCAGTTGAATCAGCGAGAATATCCCATTCAATCGATAATCTTGCTACGTTATCTGCGTCCATAGTAAGAGATACATTAGATTTTGGCTTAACATTTAATAATTGATATTGTACAAATGTATCAACCTGATTTGTTCCACGAACAGCACTATCAGCATAAATAGTATAACCACCAGGGAAACTTACATTATCAACGGTAAATGTATTATGAGTTCCTTCTANNAAATAATAACATACTACCTTTCCTGCGGTTGNAAATGTAGTAGCATTAAAAGTTAATGCTTTAGTTTCGATTGAATATTTATCTTCGGTAGTTGCTGGAGTTCCGGCGGTTTGCTCGGTTCCATGCGATATACCATCACTATCTAACTTAAAAATAACTAAGCTACCCGCTTTAGGTACACTCGTCAACTCTGCACCTCCACCACCGGCTTGAACATTTAAAACTTCACGTTTTGCNACAGGCATAGTTTTATTAGACATAGTTGTTCCGAAGAGCAAAGATAACCATTTAAGTTCAAAAACTTCCATCTCTGTCTTAAATGTACCCTCTCTCTGTTTATCCCATCTAATAGCTTTTGTAGTCTTATTGTAAGCATAAACGGAATCGGCAGTAAAATCTATTGAACTTGTTTTGGCGTAATCAGCATAAAGAACTGGTTTTAATCCACCACCAGCAACTTGTTCATATACATGAAGATTGGCCGCATCTTTAATACCATATAGCATATTATAAATTCCTCCTTTAATTATTTTTATTTAATAAAAAGAGTAGATAATAGAAATCCAATCCTTACATCTATTCTTTATATTGATAATTTAACTTTAATAAATCAGTCCAATGTTTATTTTCAATTAATGATTTTTCACCACTAACTAAATAGATTCTAAAATAATCATTATAAGTACTAATTCCCATTATCGAACTATAGCAATTTATTATTCTCCAAATAGTCCACTTTTTTATTTCTTCAATCGGAATATAACTTCTCCCACCAAACTCACAATAGTTTATTATATCTTCTAATTTAACCTCATTATTTTTAGCATTTCTACGTCTACCTTCTTGAAGTTTTTCCCATATATCTCTTTGTCTATCATTTTTAAATACAGGCTTTTTCTCTTTTACTGGTCTTTCCCTACCACATATTTTTAATATAATCTCGGCAAATTCATCAAAATTATCTTTATTTAATCTACCTTCAAACCCATCAAAGAAAATACCTTGTTCATCAACATCGAATTTATTCTTACAGAAAAACTCTAAAGATAAAAATAAGAAANTTACAACATCCTGTGAACTACACAATAAATCAAAAGTGTTTAATCCTTCTTTTTCTTCCTCTGTTATCTCATCATCAAATAAACTATCAACTGTTATATAATAGGGAAGTAGTAACTTCTCAAATTCTTCAAGACGATAATCAAATATTTCTTCAAAACTTGGTTGATAAATCATACAAATATCATAAAAGGGAATTGGTTTTTGTAATTTAAGATAAAGATTTAAATTTTCCATATTCTCACTTACTTTTATTGAAATTCCGTAGACCTGTACCTAATATATGCACCTGAATAATAATCATTTACAGAAAAATCTGCCATATCATAAAATTCTAATTTCCCTAAACCAATATCTCTTGAACTATTCATAAACTCGTCTATTTGGTGTATTAGAAAATCATATCTTAAAAAACCATAATCTGTTTTAATCAAAGAATTATGAGAAATCACGTAAAAATAAATAGATCCATTTTTATAAGACATACCTTTTGCTCTATAATTAAAAGATGTTGTTATGAATGTTTTAGGTGTTGTTTCAATAGTGGGTATGTACTTGTATGGATATATATTTTCGTAAATTAAACTACTGGCATCGAAATCTTCTGGTAAAGGTATATCTAAAAAATTAGATTCATTATTAACCAAGCATTTTACAATTTCTTGATCTTCAATTAATTTTGAAAGAATAATATATTTATTTGTACTAAGTTCAGCAAATCGTCCCATTAGATACCCCCCCCTTTTTTTTACCTAAAATAAATTCCTTATCATAATTCTAAATGCTGGTGTTACAAGACTTCCGCTTTCATTCCTTGCAAAAAGCTTTACATATCCAATAGTACTTCCAGCAGTTATCACACAACTATCAGTATCATAACTTGATATAGTTGCTAAATTTGTATTACTTACACCATCATCACCAGTTAAATAAAATATCATATCTCCAGGCACAACAATACCATTGTCTCTAACTATACAAATATATTCTGATGTTTTACCTTTAATAATTGAACTATTACCACTAATTTCTGCTGTAATATTGTGTTGGACTTCTTCAACCACGGTTACGGTAATACTATCACTTACCCCGTTAGCACTCACACTTATTGTACAACTACCAGTTTTTATTGCAGTTACCAAACCTGTACTGCTAACTGTGCAAATTCCTTCGTTTGAACTGATATAGGATAGGGCAGGGGAGGGAGATAATAATTGTCCGTTGTCATAAGTGTTTATGTTAAGTTGAAGGGTTTTGTTTTGTTGGAGATTAACTGTTAATCCGTTTGATATCTCAATACTATAATTGTGGGTTTCTACATCTTCAATAGAATATTCCATCTTTAAAATTATCAATCCTGGCATGACTAAACGATTTATATCAATAACTCTATAATTATCATTTGATATAGAAAATATTTCGCCACGTTCAATCAAAGAAGTTATATTATCATTTTTAATATAAACAATAATACTTGACTCAGGTATTGTTAAATATTTATTACTGTTATATCCCATTGAATATAAACGAACACTACCATCTATTACAACGGGATAATTATATACAGTATTGTTTTTGTTTAAAGTTATATTTTGTGATGATAAATAAACTGTCCCAAATTCATAAACTGGATTAGTATCATCTATTCCAATGCACAACCATGTTTTATTATCAAAAACAATTTTGTCCCCAACACTGATACTATCACCAGGTTTCATTAATACTTTTTTAATAAAATAATCATTAGTATCAATTACTTGTATGTCAGTTGTAAATATTGAATCATTAAAATATGCTGAACGATAGGATGGATTACTACTAAAATCTTTTGTTATAGAATTTTTCATATAATCAATTTGCCTATCGTTTATAGTATAACCATTGATTTTCAATTTTCGTTCATATAAATCCCAATTTGTAGTCAATAATCCACCCCCTTTTCATTTATTTTAATAAGCTTCAGGAATAAACTTTTTCCAAACAACTGTCGATTCAGAACCCTCTTTTTCACACCAGTAGTAATGTGGTGAAGCATAAACTACCACATTTCTCAACATACTTGGAGTACCTAAAGAACCACTGGATAGTTTTTCTACATCATCTCCCCAAGATGCATTAGTGCAGTCTTCCGCAACTGCAACATCATTTCCTTCAGTACCTATAGTTTTATATTCAACCACAACGGTATCATCTGTGGTAGATGCTACAGCAGTTACTAATTCAGAATTAGCATTTATGGCTTTTGCTAATTCTGTGACCGCCTTATCAGCAGTTAAGGTTTCTCCTAAGACTACTGCAATATTTCCTTCTTGAACATTATCAGCAGTAGCAACAAATTCATAAACTTCTGTTCCTCCGATAGTAACTGTTTCTGTCACTACGGGGATTCCTTCAAAAGTAAGAGTGGCAGTAGCCTTGTGTGGATTTGTTGGGTGTTCTTCGCTAAACCATTTCTCCTGCAATTGCAAAGTTCCATATGCCAAAATTAATTACCTCCTTTTCTTTATAAATAAAAAGGAGAGGGAAGGTTATTAATCCTTCAAATTCTCCTAGCTAGTTATATTTATTTATCAATTTCTTAATAATATTAATACTCTTAAATACTTCTCGTTTTATCTCACTATGAGAATATTGATTTTCAGACAACGCTTGCAATGTTGCTATTAAAGATAAAAAACTAGCATCTTTTTTTAACTTCAAAATCAAATCCTTACTGCCCGTCAACTCAAGAATAAGACTATCCAAATATGATTTTAAAGTTTCTGGTTCTGACTCACTTATTGGAAGGATTTTGTACACACGACCAATCAAGAAATTCAGATAATTTAGAAAGAATTCATTGTCAATAATATTATCAATATGTACTTTAACCATTATGAATCACCATAGGTATATAAAGTATAATCTACTATCATCCTTGAAATCTCTTTATCTAGTTCTTGTGCTAAAACCGTAAGTCTCAATAAATGTTCTGCCTGGGACGTTAATTTGAAGTCCTTCGTTGTCATTCTTTGTTGCAATAATTCAAGATTATAAATCTTATCATTCAACCAATATTTTCTCATTATTGTAGCAAGAATTAATTTTTCTTCTTCTGTAAGAGTTTCATTAAATTTACCTTCAATTACTTCTCCAGTTTCACTTTCATCTTCACTAACTGGTTCAACCCTATCATTTAAATCTTTCTCACATGCTTTAAACCTTGTTATTGCCTTTAATAGTAATCCGTGTAAAATATCATCTCTTTCAGATTCCGTAAAATCTAAAAGAGAATCATCTTTTATATCACTAAGAAACATATTATATATTTCAGAATATAGTGAGGACATTATCTTTGCCCCCTTTATTTAATGTTGATAAAATTGTCAACAGGTTTACCTTCAGGTTGTAAAAGAATATCCAATTCAATACCCATTGATTCTTCGATATAATTCTTTATTTTAATAGAATCAAGTTCACCACTCTTAATCATTTGTGCCGCTTGTTCTACCACACTGTTTTTATATCCTTCGGGTAATTTATCAAATTTCTTTTTGAATTTATTAAAATCAAGTCTTAAAATATCAGATACATTATTCAATCCAAGAATTTCTTCATAGTATTTGAAAATGTTTGCATATTTCAAAATTTCAATTTCATCATCTTCTATTACTCTAATCCAAGGTTCTCTTATAAATCTTGAGTCAGTATTTTTAAGATCAATAAATTCACCAAGTTCTATATTATTTGTATCGCCAGGGTTTTCCCAAACAATTTTATAACCAATTTTGCGTTTTGATTTATAAATCAATCTGCCACTAGATATATTTTTTAAGCAAATCATACGATTAAGATCTGGTTTCCAAGGCTCTTCTTTTGGTTGGATATTTTTTTTAGATGTTTGTTTAGGTTTAGATTCAGGTTGGGAAGTATCGGCATCCAATTCTAAACTTTTTTTAATTCCTTCTACCTGTTCATCATCTAGTTTAGTCATGTGACTTTTTACTTCATATCCTAAATCTTGTGCTGTTTCAATAATCTTTTTATTCTCAATATCTAATTCCTTTGCCAATTCAAATACTTTCATATTAAAATTTACCCCTCTCATTCTTTGCAATTAAAAAGAGGGGATTAACCCCTCTAAATAATTACTATAAAATTATATTGATAATTTATAATTTAATTAGTCAGATATTTGATATCTGCCATAAAGGTCAGTAATTACAATACCAGTACCGTACCGAGTAGCTGCAAAGTAATCTTGGGTCAAATCTTGGTTGGCAAGTGCATCACCACTGATAATTCTCATTTCACCTTCAGTTACAAATTTTACAGGTTTTGCATCAACGGATACTATATAAAGATCATTTTCAGAAAGTTTGAAATTATATGTACCAACGGTGTGAACCTGTTTGATTCTCATCATAGGAGTACCATTAAAGTTACCATAATAACCCATTTTGTACATATCATCTTTTGCAGCATCAGCTATAATAGCAGTAGTTACTTTCCGTAGTGCTTTTCTAGTTCCTGCAATCATGGCAGATTTGCCAGTGGCAGCTTCAACGTGTTCAATTACATCAAGCAAATCCTCTTCGTCAAAAGAACCACTATCAGTGAATCCAGCAGGTAAAGAGGTAAAAGCACCTGTAAATGCGGTATAAACATCATCATTAATTTTTAGTCTAAAAGCTTTATCTAATGCTTCAAGCATTTCATTAAAGTCTACACGACCAGAAAGTAAACGAGAAAGATGTTCGTAAATTTTGATGCCTTTCCAAGAAGTAGTAATTGAAATATTAGTTCCAACATCTAAACGCTGTCTACGTAGAGATTGAGTTCCATCAGCAATTTCTGAAATTACTAACATAGTACGATCGGGTACATAAAAACTATTCTGATCACCGAGAGCAAGGTTCTTGTATTCCACAAAATTTTCAAAGAAATTATCATCAGGAAGTCCTTCAAGGACAGTGTTTTGAAGAATCTCTTCAAGAATTTCAAACATTGCTACGCCATTTCTACGGAATGATTTATAATCCAATTTGGTAGAACCACCATTGAGTTCTATAAAATGTTGGCGCAATGCCTCTGTTGCATCGGATTTACTAAATTTATCATGTTGAAATTTATTTTTATAAATATCTTTCGCTAATTTTACCAAAGTTTTATTATCTTCCATTTAATTTATTCCTCCTTTATTTATATTAATAAATTAATTATCTAACTTGTTCCATTTCAATTACATTCAATACTTTCGTGCCATTGTAAACTTCTCTGGCAACAATTTTGCCACGGAAAACTTCTGTATTAAGAGATGATGCCACTATTTCTATCCATTTGACACCAGTAGCAGAGGGAGTTACATAGTTACCAACGGCGGGAATGTCATCATCATCGTTAATCGGAGTAATGCAATCATCAGAAATACTAAAAGTATCTCCAACTTCAAGTGGTATTAAAGTAATATTTGCACCAGCAGCATTTTGAAATTTATCTAATGCACCAGATGATTTTAAAGTCTCGTCATAAATAATCTCTGGAGTTGCGACAATGTATAAATTTCCAGCCGTAATCGCGCCAGGAGCAACAACTTTCCATAAATCTCTTTCACCGGAAATAAGAGAATCTAATTTTACTATACAACCATTATCAATAGCAGTAGGAGTAGTACCTACATAGTACCGTCCACTCTTGATATTACCTGCTTTAGTAGCCTTGATTGCGTCTGTTCTTACAACACCGTATGCCATATTATAAATTCCTCCTTTAAATTTTTAATTCATTTTTTAAAATAGTTTCAATGTTATCAAAATCCCAATAGGGAATTCTTACTCTTTCTTCGAATACTTCTCTAAAAATTCATCAACTTTACTATGATTCTCTTCAATCTTCTTACTAAAATCCAACTTTACTTTATCATTTTTATTTTTCTCTTTTGGTTTTGAAAAATTATTAGCACTCTGAATACCTAAAATCACATAGCATTCTTTTTTAAGATCTTCTAATTCAAAACTAGATGCATTAGTTTTCAATTCTTCATACTCAGGTATGCCTTGAAGTTTATCATCGAATTGAGAGAAAATAGTTTCTTCGGATTCTTTGCGTTCTTCGGCAAATTTTATTGCCTGATATTCACGCAGAGCAATTACTTCTTCTTCTAGAGCAGAATAATTGTTTCTCATAATATCAATTGCTTCTTTTTCTTCTTTTGTAAGTCTATATTGGAAAAGTTCAATTCTTTCTCCCACAAAAGATACAACATCTTCTTCCTTTTTATATCCTTGACGATATATTTTTGTACCTTCCCAATTTTCATATTCAAAACGATTATCATAAACCTGATCAATAAAATACCATTCATTATCTTCATCTTCCACGGGAGATAATAATTGATATAAAGCATATCTTATCTCTGAATGCGAAAGTTCAAAAGATTTGATGAATTTTTCTGGTTCGTTATTATCATCGTTTTCTGAATCTAAATCATTGGTAGAATACAATTCTTTTAATTTCTCCTCGATTTCTTCAAATTGCATTTCTTCTATATTAAAAGGTAATTCTTCTGAAGTTACCTTGTATTCAGAAAGCAAAGCAATTATCTTTTCATCCACATTACTACCTCCTTTTTCAGTTTTATCTATATCATAATTAGAAAGAGTGTTTTTTAACTCTTCCATCATTAAGATAAACTTTTGTTTTGTATATTCTTCAAATGTTCCAGTAGTACCCAAAGCATTTTCCATACCAGTACCAGAATCTTTATTTAAAAATGTAATACCTTGATATCTATAATCAGTTATATTAAACACCTTATCTTTTGCATTAAAAGTATATCCATCAATAATAATTTCCATAGATAATTTTATATTTTCATCTCTTTCAATTATATCTTCTGCATAATTTGAGTACTCACGCCAAATATATGCATCCACAAAAACATAATTTTTGCCATTAAATTCTTTTATTTCATGATTACAATTTTCTGGCACAAGCCCAATTGGGGTTTCCTGAAATATTACTTTATATTCTCCTTCTTTTATCTTGTTGGGTTCTAAAGTCATATCATGGCCACCAAATTGAGGTTGCCCATCTTCATCAAAAATTACATTTGCAAGAATTGGAATGTTTTTTATAGAATCTTTTGCATTTTCCATATCTGACACTATAAAATTACTCTTATTTGGGTTCACGCCATCATGACACACCCTTAATCGCATTTTTATAAATTTTTCAGAATCAAAAGATTCATCCACTTCATATGTAGTAGCAAGTGAAAGATGTTGCAATTCATTCAATACTTAATCACCACCTTTACTAAAAAATCATTTTATTACTAAAAATAAATTGCTTCTTATCTAGTTGATTGAAATCAAATGATATAGAAGAAGAATTCTCAAAAATAAATAAACTATCGGTAGAAACCAATAGTTTAAATCCATTTTGCAACAATTTATTTTTTAGTTCTTGATTAAAACAGTGAATAAACTTCACATTAGGATACCCCCTTTAGAGTAAAATTTATAAAATACATTTATTCTAATCTACCAACTATACAATTTACACTTGTCGGAATTGTTACTGTTTTTCCAACTGTACCTCCAATTTTAGTTCTATAACCATTGGCAGGAACAGTTAATTCAATTCCGTTTACCGTGAATTTTTGTGCGGTAGTTTCAGAATGATAGATTTCAATTGCATGAATGTCTTTAGTAAAAGTTATTATATTTGAAGCTGCATCTGCTTGTGTTTTTTGTTCAACGAGTATGTTGCCTCTTGTATTTTTTAATACTTCTTCATAAAAACTCAAATTATTATCACCTCTTTATGATGGAATTAATTTAAAATTTATGTGCGGTTATCAGGATTATTTGTGTCAAGTACCTGTCCTGCTTCGGTACTTCCATCAACATTATCACCCTTACTTGGCGCACCACCTTTATTAGAATCCTGATAAGCTGATTTAAGTGGCACAAATTTATCCGTAATTTTCATCACATCATTTTCAAGTAGTATCGAATTCATCACATCAGAAGGAGATAGTCCCAAAGACGCACAATAATGACGTTTTACTGGAAGTCCAACTGTACTTGCTTCTCTATACATAGTTGCTAATTCATTTTTATTATATCTTGTAATGTCCAAGAAAGTAACCTTGAAATTTATTTTTTTATTTTCATCTTTCAATCTGCGATTTATCCATCTCTCAAATTGCCGTAATAATTGGAATACTGTACTTTCATCACTCATAATGGCTTTGTTCAAGGCAGCACCAGATGCTTTATCGCTATTAAAAATAAGTTTTGGTACACCAGCTGAATTATAAATTGAATTCTCTGCCAAACTTACTTCATCTAATTCTCTTTCACTTTTATTAAGTTTAATAGATTCTACGGAATCAAAAGGAGATAATGCGATTCCGATTTGATCAGGTAAATTACTACCCATAAGTTGATAGTACTCTTTGGCAATATCTAAACTTAAAGCAAAATTATTGACAGAATCATCACTTTTGTTATATGGAATCTTAGCAATAAGTAGTAAATAGTTTTCTAATTCAGTTTTAGACATCTGAAGATCCTTATACTCATAAAGTGAATAAATATCTTCAAATATTCCCGCCAAAGGTGGTATAGAATAATCGGTGTTAGATATTTTAATGCAAATAGTTTTACTAGAATCTAACTCTTGCCATTTCATATTCTTTTTATCTTTTTTATAAATTTCATATTTTTCTCTAAATTCAGGAGCATACCTTTCTAAATCTTTTGGATAGGTGTCAAAATAATTGAACGAAAAACTGTAATTGTAGCACCCATCCTCAATACTACTTATAGCACAATAATCAGGGTTTAATAAATCAAAAAAGAAAGAATTTTTAGTTGAATAAATATACCCATACGCAACATCATCTATAAATGCCCTATATGTTAATTTTGAAAATTCATGTTTAATATTCATTGTTTCTAATAAATTTAATGTTGTTATATATTTTTTTTCTATTGTTGTAATTAAATCTTTAGTAATTTCATAATCAGTTTGGTTATATATATCTACCACATAATCAAAAGTTAACATTGTGGAAAAATAATCAATAAGTCTTCTATAATGAGAAGAACTATCTAACAAAAACCTTGATAAATCTCTTAGTTTCTTTTCATATTTATGAGGATTTGCTAACCATGCAATTACATCACTTTTTGAAAATGTTTTATTAAAAGTATAATTTGGTTGAGTATTATTTAAATCTTTTTTTATGTATTTTGCAAACTCAGCAAAATGAAGCATCATACGTTGAAACTGCATATCTTCTTTACTCAATGGCATATTGGTTTTAATAATTTCTTCTTTAATATCTGTTTTAGTATCTGTCAATAAAATTACACCACCTTTCTATGTGAAATTTATATTTATGTTTATTGATTTGTTATTTATATAATTAATTATATTTTTATTTTGTTATTATCGTTTGCGAATTTGGGGTTGTTTAAATTGGAATAAGTCTTGGATATTGATGTTATTATTCCTCTTATATTCTTTATTCTTTTTTTCTTCTAAATAAACCCAAAACAAACCATATAAAAGTGCCGAATATTTATCCTTCGGTATGGATTTTGAAATCTGTTCTACATCAGAATCGTTACCTCTTTGTTTATATTTCAAATTCATTATTTCTTCAACCAGATTATTAGTAAGAATATAAGGAATTTCAGCAATAGAAATTTCTTCACTATCTACTTTAAATTTCTTTTTATTCTTTTTCTCTAATTCTTTAATTCCTTCATGTGGATTTTTTAATAATTCAATATCCAACTTATTAAAAACCTTCATGATATTATTTATCATATCACTATTTTTAGTTTCTTTTCTTTGAGATTTTAAAGCAAATACCATTGGTATAGCATCTTCAGTTTCATATTTAGACCATGTATTATCATAATCATTTACAACTTTATATGGGGGATTACCATCATTCAAATCTAAAACCAACTGATCCACAACGCCAGACCCGATTCCATTAGCATCTATGACCAAAATACGAGCTTTAAACTCTTTTACTTTTTCTTTTAGAAACTTAGCTTGCCACGTATCATGCTGACCTTCTAGTGAAAATATATTGACAACTTGTTTATGATAAGTGCCATCACCCCTTGGTATTAATTTNATGACCACCAAAGCNCACAAAGCACTTTCTTTACCTGTTGTTCTTGAAACATCATATGCCAATACATATTCAACTTTAGTTTCCCCACTATGTTCCCACTCGGCAATAGATAAAGTTCTACATTTATTTAATTTCTCATCAGATACCAAACTATCCGAACTGGAACCAGTATAAATAGATTCATATTCACGCATAAAATCCATAATACTATATGTTGGAGATTCACGTTTTTCTTCAATAAAATCAATGTCTAATTGATTAAACAAACAAGGTAAATCATAAGAATTACCTGTACAAAATGAAGAACCGCCATTAAGCATATCATCGTTTAATTCTTTACATTTAGCATAAGCAAATTGTTGTTGAGTAGAAGCAGTTGAAATATACACTTCTCTTTTATGTATTTCATTAGGATCAACTCCCCCACACATAGCAGTACGTGAATTTGCCATAAGAGGAATTACAACTGCGTTTAACATATCACCATCAAATTTTTTATCTGCAATTTCTTCAATTGCCCCACCGAAGCGGCGGCCTCCACGTGCAGAATCTTTCATTTGAACCACATCATATTTGCTACCATTATAAAAAATAAGTTTAGTATAATCCTTATCTTTTTTATAATATTTAACTTCTTCTTTCAACAATGGGAAAAAATCAAATATATCATCTAAACATTCTTGAGTTATTTTAGCGGCCTGTTCTTTTCCAGGGGCGCAACAAAATAATTTCTGCCTAGGATACATAATACAAAGTAAAACAAACGCTAAATTTTGCAAAAAACTTTTTGAAGTTCCACGAGTAGCAGTAATAAATACTTTTCTATACCTAAATATAAGTCTTAAATAAATTCTTTGATAAAAGTACAATTTGATTTTTGCATCTTCTGGTTGAATAAAGTCAATAAATTTATCTGGATAAAACCTAAAATAACTACATAATTCTCTCCACTTAGGTTTTAAACTTTGGAAATCTTTTATTTGATTTTTATTTACACTTCTAGTTTCATTATTTTGAGGATTATTATTAAAATCAGAATCCTTTCTTTGCCTATCTTTTATACTAAATTTGCGAAAACTACTCATAACTCATATCTTCCAAATCTCTTAATTCTAAAGATATTTTTGCATCATTATCAATTTCATCTAATTCAATCTTAGGAGTGTCAATAGGGGATTCTGATAATTTTTCCATTTTATTAAATTTCAACATAAAATTTAAAATATATGTTATTGTTTTATCTACTATATCCTGTTTAGCACCATTTATTTTTCTATAATATTCCCAAGGTGGAATAAAACCATCTTTTTCAACTTCAGCATAAATATCACCAAATCTTCTTATGCCCCCAGATTTGTCAGCATCAGTTTTATCCATTGCTCTAAACTTAGAATCAGCCATATATTTTGAAAATAAATCACCTAATTTTTTAACTTCATCGTAATTTCCTTCTTCTAATTCTTTATCCATTTTTAATGAAATTACTGCCAATTTCTTTAGATATACCATATCTTGGGTTGTTTCAATAGTATTAGTTCGTTCCATTTCATTATAAAATTTTTCTAGTTGATAATAATCTTCGGGTTCGTATTTATTACCCCATTTAAGAATCATTTCATTAGTGACATCAAAGTGATTTTCAAAAGCAATTTGTTGATTCATATTTAATTTTACTGGATTAATACTATCTGGCTCAAATTTACTATCTTTCCATGTTCCTTTTTTAAATTCATTAATTTTAGAATTTGCCATTCTAATATATACACTCCAAGGGTCTTCGGGATTACTTTCTAACGCTGATCGCCAATAAGAATAAAGAAAGGGAATATCTAATAATTGTAAAATTTTATAAACAGTTTCTATTCTATTGTAATCAATCATTGAACGAACACATTTTTTACAAATATTTAATTTTCCATCTACCGACAACACGGAATTTGTATTATAAAATTGAGTAGACGCTATTTCACGTTTACAATTATCACAAATTTTTTTTACAGGTTGTGATTTTACTTTTTCTTTTTTGGTTGTTTTTGGCATCAATGCCACTCTCCTTTAATTCCTTACCTACAAACCATAATTTTGCGCTAACTTTATAATTAAAAGCACAATAAAACACTTCCCAAATCCTATATAAAGATAGGAGGGAAAGTGCTTAATCTACTTTTAAATTAACTTGTCAAATATTCAAATTAAACTTATATTAAAAAGTACAATCTAATTTATACCAATGATTTACTATTTTATTAAAAACCGCTTCTACTTATTCATCATTTTCATAATATTCATCTTCATAATCGGATTCATATTGAAAGCCAATTGCATGAATTTGTTCTTGCTCCACATCATCTTTAGTTAATTCGGGATAATCTCTTATTAAGTCTAAATTCATTTTTTGGATAGATATATTGTATTTAGTTGCTATTTTAGATTGTTTGATAGAGAAAATATCCAACAAAGTATCAAAAATAGGGAAGATATATCTTTCCATCATAATCCCTAACAATATTCCAATAAATAAAATTGTTAATATAGTCAATAAAGTGGCCTATTTAACCTTTCTGATTATTTATATTTATAAATTAATTAAAATTTATATCGTATGTACATTTAACCCCATCACTATCACATACGCATACTAACTGTTGTGGTTTACCAAATATACGCCTTTCAACGCATAAATCATCCATTCCCATCAACGATCCAGACATAANCACCTTATATCCTTGAATAAAATCAGATGAATTATGATGTAAATGACCCATAAAAATTCCATAAACTTTATCAGGTAACATACTTACCAATCTTAAAACATTATTAATATTATCCATATCTCCATGAACAAGGCAATAGTTTAATCCTCTAATATTAATTAAAGATATTGTATTATCCACCTTATCGTCATTTACAATTATATTATTTATATTTTGCAATCTTGCTTTAATATAAAATGGTATCAAGTCATCCAATCTCTCATCTTTAGGTGCATTATCTTTATTAGGAGAAAGTCTAGTATGATTCCCAGCCACTGCCGAAAAATAAACATTTTTAAAATATTTACTTAATTCACTTAAAAACCAAGACAATAATTCAGATACACCCATTACTTGTTGAACCACATTTTCTCTGTTTGCTAACTGGATTGTTAGGTGTATAAGTCCACTTATGAGATCACCGTTAGCACAAACATAGCAATTTTCAGAATTATGTAATTTCTGTATCGAAATAATTTCATTTAAATATTTTTCTAATCTTTCTTTTGCAATTTCAGGACTATACTTATTCCAAAAGTTATCAATCATAACCCCATAATGTAAATCATTAAGACCAATTAATAAATCATTATCCGAATATTGAATATTATATAAGTTTTCATTTTTATAAGGTTTTATATTATTAATAGAATAAGATATTATATCCTTCAATTCATCCCATCTTGCATCATCTCTAATTAGTTTTTTATATGAATTACGTTGATCAAAAAATCGCTGTTTTTCTTTCTCAAATTCAATACGTTTCAATTCATACTCTTTTAAAACATCATCATCACTAATACTCTTAATCTTTTCATTATCTAAATAGGGGAGTAACATTTTTAACCCGTAATATCTTTTACGTGCCTCACAACTTGAAATTTCAATTCCAAATCCTAATTTAAATAATTCTATATAATCAATATCATATATTCCATTAGACTTACCTTCAATCAATCTAACAATATATTCTAAATCTGATTCATTTTGTTTTTTTAAATATTCCATTAAAAACTCCTTTATATTATTAAAAGGTATCTATATAAATTGTAAATTATCTGGAGCATCCTAGAGGACTCAAACCCCTGCCATGAGAGTACAAAACTCAGATGCTATCACTACACCAAGGATGCATAAACTAAAAAGCAGGTATCTGCTATAGTATAGTCAAATCCCGCTTTTTAGTTTGATAGGTTTTTCACCCTAATCGTACCATTTCATATTGCTATAGCAACTAGGATATCATTAATTACTATAGACTTGCTATATGAAATATGCGTTACCCCTAAACTCACCTCAAGGTAACTGGACAATTCCGCAGCAAATATTCACATTAATTGTCTTTCCTATACTTGCAAGTATAAAAAATCAGGCGGCGTAAAACCTTTTATATAGTCAAATCCCTTTCGGGTATCTGCTACCTAATTTAATAAGCAAATTTAATTACAAATCGACACAATTTAACTAAATTACCGAGAAGTCCTCCACTTCTAAGCGTAAGCGAAAGTGGAGGATGAATCGGTTATCCAATTGTTGTTTCTACACGCCAATCGAATTTTTTCTGTGCTAATTTGCTTATATTTAGATGTTGTTTGTAAATAATTACCTTGTATATCTTGCACATATACCCAATTACCAGTGAATCCCGATATAAAACCAATCTTATTTATTTCTGGTATATACACTTTATCCCACAAGCACCACTTCTTTTCTTTTACAATTATTTCTTTTGTATTTTTGCTATTTCTTTTTGCTTTCCTATTAGGTTCTTTTCTACCTTTACGCGGTATTTCTTCATGTAAACTACGTTTCTTTTTACGTACCTGCTTTATATAATATATATTATCGCTATACTTCATTGGTTTTATATTTGTAATTACTATTGCATCGTTTATATGCGACTTTTCTATATTCCACTCTTTACGTTTTCTGCGTGTGTATAGTCCAAAAGTATATTGCGTTGGTGTTATTTCTTGTAGTTTAGGTACAAGATAATCTTTTAGTACATTCATAAATGCCGTTTCCTGAAATTGCTTTATCTTAGGTAGATTTTTACCTGTAAATTCTTTGTATTCCATGTTGCCTTTTGCTTTATTATGTGCTTCACAACTACATACTAAATTGTTTGGATTATTACTTCCACCTTTACTTTTTGGTATAATATGGTCTACTTCAGTAAATTCTTTGTATTCCATGTTGTCTTTTGCTTTATTATGTGCTTCACAACTACATACTAAATTGTTTGGATTATTACTTCCACCTTTACTTTTTGGTATAATATGGTCTACTTCAAGAATATCATTGCAAGGTATGTCTGGTCTTAATTTTGCATAATGACAAGTAAAATTATCTCTTATTTTTA